GGAGTGCTTATGTGTTGGTGCAAAAATTATTAAATATCCGTTTAACACCTTTGGTACACGAACTGCAGTTTTGCAACGCATAATTCGTCAGTCGCAGGGCCTAAGACAAGCTCGAAGGTTGACTCAGAAAGATAAAATGAAACAGAATTGGTCATTGACTTTCAGTGATGAGACTTGTGTTCATACTCCTACATGTGGTTGTTTACTGACATTGCGTGGTGTTAGTGAAACTACTGAGGGTATGGAATGGACAGGTATATCTGGTAGTCTTGAGGAACAGTATTTGGATGCCGCTTGTTATATTGAATCGAAGACTTCTACTTATGCAGATCGCTTTCCGACCGCAGAGGAACAGCGTTGGTTTGCTGCTCGGTTAAAGTTAAATAGTACTATTCGATTAATTGAGCCACCTATTCCTTTAAATCCTAATTGGCCTCAGTCTTCCCAACTTTTTGCTCCTCACCCCGAAGTTATTGCTGCTATGAAGAGGGCTGATTTTCGATACTTTAATAAAAAGTTTCCGTCTCTGCATTTTCAATGGGAGGAGTGTGAGAAGTATATTTGGAGTAATACTCCTGTTCATAATATACCTGATACTATTAATCGACGTATTCCCTTTGTTTGTCGTGAGGTTCCTGCTCTTTCCTTTCTTGCTTGTCGTGCTTTATCTTCCTATCATTGGTGTTTTGGTTATACTAATGGTCGTCCTCACGCTATCGCTGCTGCTGAAGATCTTTATCCACATAAGTATGCCTCAGCTATATTGAATATTGCAAGAAACCATCTTTCTGATAATCCTAAAGAGCCATTAAAATATTTGAATCAGGCTTTAGATCATTTGTATCGATTACTAGATGTAGATTTGGAGAAAAAAGTACCCTTTGTACTATCTTTAAAAGGACTTCAAGATATGTATTTAGGTGCTTCAGCTGGTTTGAATTATGCTCCATTCGCAAAGAAAGAAGAAAAAGAGGATCCTTTTAATGTCAAAATATCCATGCGTGGTAAGAAAATCGACTTTTATGAACAGGATATGATTGCTGTTTTGGATTTTCTTAATGGTGGAGCTGATCCTGCTGTGTATTGGTCTCTTCCTCCGAAAATCGAAAACTCTTTTGAGTTTATTAAGCAGATGTCTGATGTTGATTTTGAAAAGATGTGTCTTAAGTTGAGAATCTTTAACGTTCCTAGTTCTATTTATATTTTTTTTGAACGTATGATCTCTCTTCTCCGCCATCTTAAAGAGCGTGGTCGGGTAATTCGTGTCGGTCATCGTTGGCCTAGAGGTGGTGCTGATACTATTGCTCGAGCCCTTGGTATTGATCTTCTCAATTGTTGGAAAAAAA